CACCACATTTGAATGTACTAGCAAAATACGAAGTCTAAATAAACTTCTACACTAATGAATACAAGCCTATATAAAAATATGAAATATGGAAATATATAAAATATACGGTAACCAATGTAAACATGTTAGATTTCGGTTTCTCCTTCACGGAGTGGATCTTCCAACTCAGACCCAGAGGGATGGATAATTTCAGAGTCCCCACCTCTGTAGATTGGTACATACTTACTCTTCCATTCTTCTACGACATCATCAAAAGTTTTGGTGAGCATTGAACAATGGGCAAGTAAATTTGTATCAGTCGCAACACATCGCATTTGTTGGCGACGTGTTTCATAGATTTTGCGTCCATGTGCAAACCATTCTCGCAGGGCACCATCAATATTCATGGTAGCCTGTTCTTCAGGGGATGCATACTTAGACGCTAAAACTCTATGCAATGACTTGAAGATGGAGTCCTCAGAAAGGGCACCTATACATCGATCAATCTCTTCTATATAAGTACTCTTACGTTTTAAAAACTCGGCTTCACCGTCAGTCATAAAATCAACCATTTCTTTACCTTTATCAGGCATAGTGAAAACAAAACCACGTTTGGCAAGATACTCACTCACACTACGCATAGAAAATTCTTTGCATAGAGGTGAGACAGTGCCTAAAATGTCATCACCATAACAAGAAATAGCTACATACTGGCGAAAAGGCGGTAAAGGTCTCTCCTTAACCAATCCATAATAAGCACAACGCTGATTCAAGCTATTACCAATATTATTGATATACACAGTCAACGGATGCCCAGATGGACCACTACCTAAAAGTTGAATTAAATCCCCATTAAAAGCTGTAACAGGATAAGCTACATCAGTCGCAATACCTTCCATAATAGAAATATCTCGCGATGAATAACCCACTGCTTTAGCAATAAGAATCATACAATTAAAGGCAGATAGTGTTAATTGAGAGGGTAATCTCAAATCCCACTTACTATAATCGCCAGCAAACACACGATCTAGACCGAACTTCATCATATAATCACAAAGTTCTTGCCACTCTAGTCCGTGTGCATTAACACCCACAGCACATTCAGTAACAACTGGAAAAAGCGATAATACTCGTGCAATTGGGAGATACAATCTCCGAACACACAAGACAAAAGCTAATTGAGCAGCTTGAAAAAGACGAACTTTATCAGAAGATAAGAGCGTAGGCTCATCCTTAGGACAAGCCTTAAAAATCGCATACGCTCTTTCACCTCTAAGATAGCATTCTTCAATTCTAGCTACTTCTTCCCAAAAGATATCATCTAAATGCAAAGGGTGTTGGTGTGATGGGTACAACTTAGGATCTAATTCTACAATCCAATTACGCTTGGATCCCGATAAAGGAAATCCAGGCGACGTGGACATATTAATCTGATCTATAAAGCGTAC